AACAGGTACAGCTACTGCAGGTAAACTGCGTGTCTGGGCTTTGGTAATGGACGTTGATGGTAAAGGTGCTGACGAAGTATCTCGTGACTATCTTGCGTAACTAAACTAACCTTGGGGGCTGGGCAACTGGCCCCTTTAGGCTATCTGAAGGATTTTTGTAATGGCTACTTACGTTACTCTAGTAAATCAATTACTACGTAGATTGAATGAAGTTACACTAGATACTGCTGGTGATGGCTTTGATACAGTACGTAACGTTCAAGCTCTAGCTAAAGATGCTATTAACAATGCCATTAGAAATATCCTACAGACAGGTCAAGAGTGGCCTTTCTTAAAAACTACATATACACAAACATTAACTGCAGGTACAAGACTTTATGATTTTCCTGCTGACTTTGCTAGTGTTGATTGGGACACTTTTTATATTAAAGAGCTAGGTGCTGCAAGTAACACCCCTAGTTTTTTACCAGCTATTTCTTTTGAAGAATACACACAAAGATATCGTGGACTAGATGATCAAGGTGATTCAGGATCTGGTATATCTGCACCACAAAGAATTTACCAAACGTATGAAAGTAAGTTTGGTGTAACTCCTGTACCTAACAATGCATATGAAATAGAATATGTGTATTGGTCATTTCCTGCAGATTTAAATCTTTATGACGATAGCTGTGTTATTCCAGATAGATTTAACCATGTGCTTATAGATGGTGCTATGATGTACATGATGAGATTTAGATCTAACGATCAAAGTGCAGCTATCCACCAACAAAACTTTGACAGTGGTATTCGTTCTATGAGACGTATACTTATGGACGATCCACTAGATATTAGATCTACTGTAGTCCAGAGAAACAAATCTTTCAGTAATACAATTAGTAGTATTGTCTAATGCCAGAAAATCTCGCCTCCTTTAAAGTCTTTGCACAAGGCGGCTTAAACACAAGCCGTGATGTGCTTTCTCAAGGTGAGACTGCACCTGGTTCTGCTATTTCACTTATCAACTACGAACCTGCTGTTACTGGTGGTTACAGAAAGATAAATGGATTTAGTAATGACTACGGAACAGTAACAGGTACAGGCAGTATCCTTGGTGTAGCAGTAGTCAACGGAATCAACGATGGTATTCTAGCTGCTCGTAAGCCTAGCTCAGGTAATAACTACTTACACTACTGGGATACAGCTACATCTGCTTGGGTTGCAATAACTACTTCTGGTTCGCCTACAATGACAGGTGTATCAAAGGTAAGATTTGCTAAATACAACTGGGGTAGTCCAAAGGTTATTCTGACTGATGGTGTAAATCCTGCAGCTACATACGATGGTACAACCTACACACAGATAACACATGCAGATGCCCCAGATGATCCAAAGTTTGCTCACGTATTTAAGAACCACATGTTCTTGGCAGGTGATCCTAACGAAGACACGAATCTTTACTTTAGTGCGCCTTACGATGAGACTGACTTTGCTCCTGCTAATGGTGCAGGGGTTATTAACGTGGGCTTCCCTGTCGTAGCTATCAAATCATTTCGTGATGTACTCTACATCTTTGGTACTAACAACATTCGTAAACTTGTTGGCAACAACGTATCAGACTTTGTGTTGCAAGAGGTTACAGACGATCTAGGTTGTATGGCTTCAGACAGTGTTATTGAGATAGGTGGTGACCTACTCTTCTTATCACAAGATGGCCTACGTCCTATCTCTGGTACAGACAAGATTGGTGACGTTAATCTTGAAACAGTATCTAAAGATATTCAGTCTATCTTTACTGACATCGTATTTGATATTGACCTTGAAGGTATCAACGCAGTAGTCATCAGACAGAAGACACAGTTCAGATACTTCTTTGCTGCAGCAGACTCACAGGGTATTATTGGTGGTTTTAGACAGACACCTAACGGCCTACAGTTTGAGTATAGTCAGATGTTAGGTATCTCAGCTACAGCCTCAGACAGTGGTTACATTGGTCAGTATGAGTTTGTTATTCATGGCGACAGTAATGGTAAAGTCCACAGACAGGAACAGGGTAACGACTTTGATGGAGAGAATATCTTCAGTGTTTATCAGTCACCTTTCCTACACATGCAAGATCCAGAACAAAGAAAGATCTTCTACACTGTAGCAACTTATCTACGTTCTGAGGGTGACAACGAAATTATTATGTCTGTTGTCTATGATTACGAAGACCCAGACTCTTTAAATCCTACAAACTTTACTTTGAGTACTGAAGGGGCAGCAGCCTACTATAACGAAGCATTGTACAATAGCACAGCTATTTTTGATGGTAACCCTTCACCAGTACAGAGAACAAACATTTCAGGCTCAGGCAAATCAGTTTCTTTAAAATATGTTACAAATGATTCCAATGCTTCACACAGTATCCAAGGCATAGTTGTGACGTTTGGCGTGGGGGATAGACTTTAAATGGCAGGTTATACAAGACAGAGTGTTGCTGATATTATCGCAAATGCGGTTATTAAAGCTGCACCAGTAAACGCAGAATACAATGCTATCCGTGATGCATTCAATGCAAGCACAGGGCATAAACACGATGGTACATCTGCAGAGGGTGCTTACGTACCCACTATCTCTGATACAGATAACTACAACAAAGTAGTTATTGATGCTACCAACAACAGAATTAGTTTCTACAACGAAGTTTCTTCTGCTGCTGTAGAACAGATCAGATTAGAAGACGGTGTACTTAAACCTGTAACAGACGATGATGTTGACCTTGGTGCATCAGGTGCAGAGTTTAAAGATCTATACATTGACGGTATTGGTTATATTGACTCTGTAGTTATTACAGGCGGTACTATTGATGATACTGTAATTGGTGGTACTACTCCTGCTGCAGGTACATTTACATCAGTTACAGCTACAACAGTAGACATTGATGGGGGAACCATTGATGGTGTAGCCATTGGTGGTACATCAGCTTCTACAGGTGATTTCACTAACATCACAGCATCAGGTACTTTAGCAGTTACAGGTACTTCTACCTTAACAGGTACAGCTACTATTACATCTGCTGACATCAACTCAGGTGCAATGGATAATACCACTATTGGTGGTAGCACACCTGCTGCAGGTACGTTTACTACAGTAAACTCTTCAGGTGCGATGATTGCAACTGGTGGCTTTCAAGGTACTTTATCTGGTGCAGTGATTGGTAATGTTACAGGTAATGTCACAGGAAATGTTACTGGTAACGTAACAGGAAATGTAACAGGTAATCTAGATGGTATTGTTGGTTCTGGCACTCCTGCTGCAGGTAGCTTTACTACTGTTTCGACATCTGGACAAGCTACCTTGGCGACTGTTAATATTGATGGTGGGGCTATTGACGGCACTACTATTGGTGCAACAAGTGCAGCAGCTATCACAGGCACAACGATTACAGGAACTAGTTTTGTAGGTCCAGTCACAGGAAACGTGACAGGTAATCTTACAGGTAACGTAACTGGTGATTTGACAGGTGATGTAACAGGTAACATTACAGCTTCAAGTGGTTCATCTACATTTAACAATGTTACTATTAATGGTAGCTTAGATATGGATGCAGGTACAACTGCTACCATTACTAACCTAACTGCACCTACTTCTGATTTAGATGCTGCCACTAAGAAGTATGTAGACGATGAAGTAGCTAACCTTGTAGACTCAGCCCCAGGTACACTAGACACACTAAACGAACTAGCTGCTGCTCTAGGTGATGACCCTAACTTTTCCACAACTATTACAGCAAGCATAGCAACCAAACTACCACTAGCAGGTGGTACGATGACTGGTGCTATTGCTATGGGTACATCTAAGATCACTGGTCTAGGTGATCCTACTGCAGCCCAAGATGCAGCAACAAAAAATTATGCTGATACTACATTCTTAGCATTGACTGGTGGAACCATGACAGGTTCCATTAATATGGGCAGTTCACCAATTACAACTACTCACACCCCAACTAATGCTGCTGACCTTACAACTAAAACATATGTAGATGGTATTTTAGGGTCAGCTACTGCTGCAGCTACGAGTGCAACTAATGCAGCTACTTCAGCTACTAATGCTGCAACGAGTGAGACTAACGCAGCTACCTCAGCTACTTCAGCAGCTACATCTGCAACTAATGCTGCTGCTTCATACGATGACTTTGATGACAGATACTTAGGTGCTAAGGCTTCTGCTCCTGCACTAGACAATGATGGTGATGCTCTTGTACTTGGTGCACTCTACTTCAATACTACTACAAATATTATGTATGTGTATGGTAGCTCTGGGTGGCAAGCTGCAGGTTCATCTGTAAACGGTACATCAGAGAGACAGACATACACAGCTACATCTGGTCAAACAACATTCTCTGTAACGTATGATCCTGGCTACGTAGATGTGTACTTGAATGGTGTTAAACTATTATCAGGAACAGACTTTACAGCAACGTCAGGAACTAGTATAGTTCTTACAACAGGTGCCACTGCAGGTGATATCATTGATATCGTAGCCTTTGGTACATTCGTTGTAGCTGATACTTACACCAAGACACAATCTGATGCTCGTTATCTTTTAGAGTCAAATAACCTATCTGATCTAGATGATGCGGCTACAGCAAGAACAAACCTTGGTGTAGCTATTGGTTCTGATGTACAGGCTTATAATGCTAACCTAGCAGGAATCAACCAAGCACTAGCAACAACAAATGGACCAACCTTTGCTACTTTAAATGTTACTGGTGCTATTACTGCTGATAATACTATAAACATAGAAGCATCCTCTGGTTATGCTAATATTGAAATAGGTGGTCCAGACGGAGCCTATATTGACTTAAAATCTCCTTTCAGTGATGATTTTGATGGACGTATTCAATGGTTAGGTGGCGGTAGTGGTGAGTTTAGATTTGCAAATAACTCATCTACGGCAGCTACAACATTCCAGACTAACAGTACAGAACGTATGCGCATCGACAGCAACGGTAGGGTTGGCATTGGTGTTACTTCAATGAATGATGCAACACTAGAAATTCAACCATCTTCTGATATTCCGCAAATTAAACTTACACAAAACAACGTGCCTGATGGCGGTGATGGATGGAAATTTCATAACAGTGGACCAACAGGTGGAAACCTTGCAATCATTCGTGAAGGTAGTGGCGTTGATACTGAGTACTTTAGACTTGGTACTTCTGGTCAAATAGGTCTATCTGGTGCCAACTACGGTACAGCAGGACAAGTTCTAACATCTGGTGGCTCTGGTGCTGCACCAAGTTGGACTACACTAGGTTTTACAACTAACGTAATTACTGCAGATACAACAGCTACAGCTAACAACCACTACTACATTAATGGTTCAGCTATTACTTTGACACTTCCTGCATCTCCTAGTGTAGGTGACGAAGTAAGAGTCAGTGTTGTTAGTGCAGACACTGATAATATTGTAGCAAGAAATAGCAGCAACATCATGAGTGCTGCAGAAGATTTAACACTAAACACAGCTTATGCTATTGTAAAATTAAGATACGTAGACGCAACCATTGGTTGGGCATTCTCGTAAAGAAAGGTAAAACATGGCTAATTTAAGTTCATTCTTTGGAGATCCTTCAGCAGGTGGTGGATCTTCTAACCAACAGATAGGCATCTTACGGATGTTTGGTAATGGTTGTGGCACCTACTCTATTCCTGCTGCCGCACAGTATGTAGCCTACGGTGTTGTGGGTGCAGGGGGCGGTGCTCAATCTATGTCAAATACTGCAGGATGTTGTAGTCAGCCATATAGTTTTGGTGGCGCAGGTGGTGGTTTTTCTTATCACGAGATGGATGTATCTGGATACTCAACTGCTATTACAGCTTGCTATAAAGTAGGTCGAGGTGGATGTTTTGGCAGATGTGACTGTAAAGCTACCTGCAGTGATGGTGAGTCAACTTGTATCTGTGGTGATGCTTGTCTAACTACAATTTGTGCAACAGGTGGTCAAGGCGGTTGTAAGTGTCTATGTATCTGTGGTGGCTCTGGAAACGGAGGCATGATCAGTCATTGTGGCGGTGGTGTTTTTGGTGTAAGTTGCAATTTCCCAGGAGCAAATACTAATCTTAGTTGTATGATTTGTTGTTATAATGCTGCAATGGGTGGTGGAGGAGCAGGTGGGTTCCTAGGCCAAGGCGGCTGCGCAGGGGGCCGTGGTGGAGGCGGCTCTGGCAATGGTGGTGGAGGTGGTATGGTTGGAATCAATCCTACTACACATGACCGCACTAGAGGGCCAAAGACTGATGTAGGTTCTCGTGGAGTTGATCATTACCGCACTGGACAAAGTTTGTGGGAAGACATGGGTTATGCACAATATTGTGTAATGTGTGGTTGTACCTTTGAAGGATATATGATTCCAAATAGTATTTATCATATTCCAGGGACAATGTTGTGTAACACAACTAGATACAGTATGGGTAAACAAATCTTTGGGGCGGCTAGTTCTGCAAGAATAAACTCAAATTGCCAAATGGGTGGTAATTATATGGACACTCAACTTCCAGGCGCAGGAGGTTATGGAGCAACTAGCTGTAATAATCCTACATCTACTAAAAGTGAAGGTGGCTTCATGGCAGGGGGTGGCGCAGGTGCGTGTACTCAACTAGGTGGAAATGGTGGCTGCGGTGGAGGTGCTGGCTCTACTACTGGTTGTACTCACCCTGACTATAACCCTGGTTCTCAATATTCTTCATCCTGCTGCCACACTATCTCTGGTGAAGGTGGTGACGGTGTAGCCTTTATTGAGTATTGGTTAGCCTAAGATGTATACTACGTCTGTTTTAAGAAATGACTTAGACCACCACAAAGAGTTTATGTGGTCTAAGTATAACGCAGATAAGGTTCTATCAAGTAACAACCAGACTAAGGTGGGTAAAGAAATAACTGGTAAGATGCGTTATGCAGGTTGCATAAGTGCTATTATAAGTAAGGGTGCTGTACATTTACCTCTTGTAAATGAGATCTACACTTTAGAGGCTTTGACTAAAACATCTTATGATTTGGTATTACCCAATAACCCAAAGTTTTTAGATTGGATTGTTTTATCAATATTAACAGATGACGTAATTACTTCTGTAGACTTTGATCAGTTCCCCCTCATAACAATTAAAAGCAAAGAAAATATAATGAGTCACAACGAAGACTTAATCTGTGACGTACCTTTTATGTCGTTAAGACTTACCTACACTGGTGTTACTGATGGATGGGTTATAACGTAAGGAATAACAAATGAGTAAAGCAAGAGATTTAGCAGACTTAATTGCTGCAGGTAATCCCCTAGCAGATGGGACTGTTGAGGTTGCTGACATCAGTGACCTTACAGCTACTGCTGCTGAATTGAACTATGTAGATGGTGTTACTTCTAACATACAAACTCAACTAGATGCTAAAGGTACAGTTTCCAGTTTATCTGATCTAAGCATTACTGCAACAGCTACTGAGTTAAACTACAACGACATTGCAACCCTTGGCACCGTTGAGGCGTCCAAGGTTGTCACTGCGGATGCGAATGGCGATGTTACGTTTCCCGATGGTGAAATATTGAAGCTAGGCACTGGTGGAGACTTGCGCATATTTCACAATGGGTCAGCATCATACATCACTGATCAAGGTACAGGAAACTTAGTTCTTCAAGCCTCTGATGCTCTTATAGTTCAAAATGGCGCAGGAACAGAAAATTTACTTACTGCGTATCAAAATGGTGCAGTTACACTTTATTACGACAACTCAACTAAAATCGCCACAACCTCAGTAGGCGCAGACGTAACAGGCGAGTTTAAAGCTACGTCTTACAACGAAACATATGTAAGTCTTACTGCCGCCGCAACAGTAGACATTGACTGTGAGACAGGAAACTATTTTTCTTTATCTACTGGCCAAAACACAACATTTACTTTCAGTAATCCTCCTGCTACAGGTACAGGTTTTGTATTTATTCTAGAGATTACTCAGGGTGGTGCATATACTTTGACATGGCCAGCTGCAGTTGCATGGGCAGGGGGTGCAGCCCCAGATGCCCCTGGTAGTTCAGAGGTTGCAGTCTATGCTTTTGCAACAAGAGATGGGGGCACTACTTGGTATGGCTTCCAAGCAGGTACAGCCCTAGCTTAATAAGGAGTATCTATGTCTATAGGTGCGATAATAACAACAATAGGTTCTGCAGGTGTAGGTGGTGAATCCTACTTTGCGGCTCGACTAGAGCCTTGTAATAATTGTGAGTACATAACATGTACAGTTACAAACTGTAGAACTCAGTCAGGTACTTGTTCTGAAAACATTTGTGCTTATCACTATTGTTTTATAAGATTTTTTGAAAATCAACTTGACGTAGATTATAGTGGAAATATTTACTTTGGTTTTAATAATTGCTGTAAAGTACTAATACTTGGTAAAATAGAAAATACAGGAAATGTAGCATTTGCACAAGCTCATTACTCTGAGTGTACTTGTGAACCTTCTCCTGCTTGGAGGTATTACCACTGGAGGTGGGAAAACGCAGGTTATAAAAACAACAATAGTCTTGGTATTATGTATGATAGCTCTTCAGATAATATAAGAGTTTTTCACAAGACACAAGGTTGTGATCAGTGTTGTTTCGCAACTTTTCATACTGCTTTCTGTGCAACTACAGGAGAATGTATAGCAGACACTATATGTCTATTTGCTTGTCATGGTATTTGTGGGATGTGCCCAGTTCAGATATGTAATAAAGCATGTGCTTATATTGGTATGTCTATGGGGGATCTTACAAATCCTGATACTTATGTTGGTTGTGGAGGTGGGGGAATTGCCTCCACTTACGTATGCCTTTGTTCAGATGGAAAATTGGGATCACCAATGGGACCATCTTACAGGTGGCCTCGTTGTGGCTGTTCTTCTATCTTTGCAGCAGGAAATGATTCAGTACCTTTTTACAGAAAGTCTTGGAAATACAATCAAGGGGCAATACCTGAGTACTGGCACAGATCTGGTAACGGAAATTTATTTAGCAATAACTATTATGCACCACAGAACAGCACACCTAATTGTGTAGTAGCTCAAATATATAACATTGGTCTTGGATCTGTTTGTTTAAGATCTGCTGATAATTCTTTCTGTTGTGTTGTCACTCTTGGTCAGGCACAATCTGGACCTTGTGTAGGAAGGTGGATGGTATTTACACATGGTGTTTGCGTAGCTTGTCAGCAGTATTCTTTCTGTCCTATTTGCGTAAACTGTTTAAAAATACCTGCAATTCTTCCCTGCAGTGGTAATCTATTTTGTAGAAACACGTTTTTAAGAGAAGATGCAAATAACGTTTATCTTATGACGCATTCAAGAGACTGTTATAACTGTGCTTGTAGTTGTGCTATATACTTACTTAAATTTTCTACAAACTTAAGCACTCTTTGTTGGGGTAGAAAAATTTGTGTACCTATAGCATTTTCAAGACCTTGTTTTGCGTCATGTAATTGTTGTTGTTTTACTGGTATGACTTCTCTTGGTTTTACAACAGATAGATGTACGGATTCACTTATTATAAATGGGACATACAACAGATGTTGCTGTCAGTTTGCAGACACAACCTGTTTTGATAACTATGGGAATATACCCTTTATTTTAAGATTTTCTGCAAGTGATCCTCCCATAGGTTTATACGATCACTTCTGCTTTGCAGACCTTACAACAAGTTTAATTACGCACTGTTGTAGATGTTTTGCAACAATGTCTACTAACTGTGGTTGTCTTCCAAGAGGTTGTAGTACTAGTTGGTATTGTGGTTGTAGTAATACAAATGGTTGTTTCGCCTGTCACATTCTTCCTAACTGTAACTACTACAAAAGACTTAATAAGTTTACAGGTGCAAGGTCAGCATCTGATGTTGTTTGTATTACAGAGATATAACTGAGGAAATAAAAATGCTAATAAAAGTTGAAGGATCTACTATTGTACAATCTCCTTATAATTTATATGAGTTGTACGAAGAATATCCAAACACTACATTCCCAAGACCAATGCCTGATGAGGTATTAGAATCTTATGGAATCTATAGGGTAGTTGCTCAACCTTTGACAGAAGAGTACGATGATGCTACACACACAGTTGAGTACTCAGACACTCCTGAGCTAATTGATGGTTCTTGGATGTTTAGGGCTTCTATAGTTGAAAGAACTGCTGAAGATTTACAAGGAAGAATTGATGGTCATGCGTATTTAATGCGTAGTATTCGTGATGAACTTCTAGCTGAAACAGACTGGTGGGCTGTGTCTGATCGCACTATGACTGCTGCTGAGACTACTTACAGACAGGCTTTGAGAGATATAACTACTCATGCTAACTGGCCCTATTTAGAGGATGCAGATTGGCCTGTTAAACCTTCTTGATATACACTTTATTTTAAGGTATAATAACGAGCACCCTTAACTGGGTATAATAATAAGAAAGAAAGACTCGTGAAAAAACTGTTTATGATTGACGGAGGTGCAGGTCGTGCTATCGCAGCTATCCCTGCTCTCATTAAATACGCAAAGAAGAATGATGACTTTGCAGTACTAGTACATGGTTGGGATACACTATATTGGGGTATTCCTGAACTACAAGACAAGACCTTTAACCCTGAACAAAAGGGTATCTTTGAACAAGTAGTTTTAAAAGCAGAAGAAATTATATCTCCTGAACCATACAAAGTACCAGGTTATTTTAAACAAGAGAAGTCATTGGCAGAAGCTTTTGATTACTTGATTAACAACACAGATGATCACTCTGACCTAGGTGCTCCTGTTCTTAAGACTTCTAAGATGGAAGAGATTAACGCAGCAGGAATGTTCTTAGATGTGAAGAATCAACAGCAGAAACAAAAGAACATTGTCCTACAACCCTTTGGACGTTCTGCTCAGAAACATCCTACTGGTGTTGTTGTTGATGAATCATCTCGTTCTCTTGATCCACAGTCGTATCTAAAGCTAGTTAAAAAACTTAGCACTAAGTACAACTTGATCCTTATGGCAGAGCCAGACTTCCATCTGCCAGACGACACCTACACCATGAAGCCACAGGCAGACCTAAGAATGTGGACTGCTTTTATTGGTTCAGCAGATTACTTTGTTGGTGTAGACTCAGTCGGTCAGCACATGGCTAGAGCACTAGGCACACCTGGAACAGTTATTGTTGGTTCTACTTTTGCTATCAACACAACTTACCCAGACTATTTTAACATTATAGAAAAGAAGGATGCTAAGAAGTACTCACCTATTCGTATCTCAGGTCTTGAAAGTCATCTAGCTGATAGAGCTAACGACACACTGATGGACTTTGATGATGACGAGATCAACAAGATCTACTCTAACATCATTAAAGATATTGAGAAGAAGGTGAAGTAATGAATATTTTAGCTATTAACCCAGGTCACAATGGGTCTGCTGCTCTTCTCGTAGATGGTGAACTTAAATTCTACATTGAAGAGGAACGCCTGTCTCGTAGCAAGTATGACGGTAATCCCTTTTCTGGTATGATGGAAGCACTAAAGTATGGTGTAGATACCCTTGTCCTAGGTGGTACTCACGAAGAGTTTCCTAGATTACCTTGGACTGGTGAAGATCCTTACTCTGGTTTTCTTCGTAAGTTCAACAAAGACTTAAAAGTAATAAACTTTGGTGGTGCTCACCATGTTGGACATGCAGCAGGTGCTTTCTACAACTCAGGGTTTGATGAAGCTGTAGCAGTTATTATTGATGGTTCTGGCAGTCGAAGAGAAATAGAAATAACTTCTGAATTTAGAAACTCAGGGTTTGAAACTGAAAGTATCTTTACCTGTGACTATGAAGAGGGACTAAAGGCTGTCTATACTTCTTATGGTGGAAACTACGATACTCAGAATGTTGCGTCTGAAAATATACGTATGGACAATGCAATCACACTAGTGAAAGCATACGAAGCTGTGTCAGAGTATCTTGGGTTTGGTTTTATCGAAGCAGGTAAGACGATGGGTCTTGCACCCTACGGTAAAAAGAATGATCTACTACCCAATCTATTTTATAATGGAAGAGGTAACAAGAATGTGTTTGTACCTAACTACCCTGCAGGTGCACACGTAGATTACAGTAGATATTCTTTCCTACAGCTAAAAGAAGATCCTCGTGCTTGGCACAAAGACCCTAGCAAAGTAACAGATGCTGCAAAAGATTTAGCTTGGGCTGTACAGAATGATACACAGGAGCTTGTTGGTGATCTGATTGAGAAAGCTGTAGACAAGACAGGACACAAGAACATTGTTATTGCAGGAGGTTACGGACTAAACTGTGTAGCCAACTACTACTACAAAAAACGTTTTCCTGATCTTAATATTTACGTTGATCCTATCTCACATGATGGTGGTACAGCTATTGGCCTAGCACAGCTAGTTTATTACAGTGAAACAAAGGACACTGAGAAACGTCCACTAAGCACTCTGTACCTTGGGCCTGAACGTACTGAGAACTATGATCTAGAAGGGTACGACACAAAGGATGTTACCCCTGCTGATGTAGCCAAGCTGATTGCAGAGAAGAACATTGTTACTTTGTTCCAAGGTAGATCAGAGGCAGGACCAAGAGCACTAGGTAATCGTTCTATCCTATATGATCCCACAGATCCTAATGGTAAGGACACAGTGAACAAGGTCAAAGGACGTGAGTGGTTTAGACCATTTGCAGGATCAATGCTCAAGGAATACTTTGAGGAATGGTTCGACACATACGGAATGGAAGAAACACCATTCATGATGTATGCAATGGACTTCAAGACTGAGAAGCATGGTGAAGTTCCTGCTATCACACACGTAGATGGTACATGTCGTATACAGACTGTAACCAGAGAGCAGAACGAAGCCTACTACGATCTGATTGAAGAGTTCCGTAAGATCACTGGTGTACCAATCCTGTTTAATACAAGCTTTAACCTAGCAGGTGAACCCCTTGTAGAAACACTAGAGGATGCACTACACACAATGAAGAACTGTGACATTGACTACATGTACCTACCAGAAGTAGGGAAGCTTGTTACGGTAGCTTCTGAGCAAACTGAAGAAGATTCTCAAACACCTTAGTCTTCTTTCTTAGTTTCTCCTTAGAGAACTTTTGAAGATCTTTTTCAGTAGCTACCCCATGACCAGTACGTACTAAGATTGGGGTAGCACCAATACGTTCTGCAGCTTTAAGATCTGTAATCTTATCACCTACGTAGAATCCCTTATCTTTAAATCTAATTTTGTTGTTAAATATTTCTTTTTCAGTACGATGAAACATCCCAATATTAGGTTTAGCATAGTAGTCTTCTTTCAGGGATGACTCAGAATAAAACAAACCATCAATGGAGTAGATACCTGCATTGCCAAACACTTCCATCATACGTTGATGAATGGCATCCACTTGTGCATGTGTCTGCTCTTTCTTTGTAATACCGCCTTGGTTAGTTAATATTACTAATTTGTAACCTTTTAATCTAATCATACGAATAGCTTCTAGTGAACCAGGAATAGGCTCCCAGTCATCAGGATCAGTAAGGTAGTGTCCTCTGTCTATGTTGATTACACCATCACGGTCTAGACCAACAATAGGTTTAGGAAACACAGTAGGCCAATCAGGGGGTAGGTTTTGTTGTTGAACTTGTTGTGGGTCTTGTTCTATAATATGCTTAAATCTAGACATAGCAACTCCTTTTTAACAGGATAATACATATGAAGAAAGTATTTGTCAATGGAGCCTTTGATGTAATACATTCTGGACACCTCGATCTTATTGAATTTGCAGGGATGTTAGGTGGTCATTTACTCGTAGCTATTGACACAGACAGCAAAATAAGGTATAACAAGGGAGCAGATAGACCTTTTAACAATCTGAAAAATCGGAAGCATCTGATGTCAATGTTGAAGCCTGTTAATGCTGTTGTGTCGTTTGA